GGTGGGGCTTTAGCCCCATCTTTTCCATCTCTTTTGGAGTTTAATCCATGACTACGACTGCAAATGCGGCTTATCCGCTTGAGACGTTTGGCCCTTACGGTGCTATTCCAAATGGCAGCGGCGGCTATCAGTTCGGTGACGGCAATCTTGCTGAAACCGATTTCTTTGCAACCCCTGCGCCTGCAACCGCTACGGTTACGGCTACCCTGACCGCCGCTCAAGTGCTCAACGGCATTTTGCTCGGCTCGCCAGGATCCAGCGCTGCGGCTTATACGCTTCCTACGGTTACTGATCTCGAAGCTGCGCTTCCTTCGGCTGTTAAAGTCGGCGCATCTTTTGACTTCTCCGTAATCAACGTAGACGGCTCAAGCTCTGGCGTTATCACGATCACGACAAACACCGGCTGGTCAATTGGCACCTCCGGCAGTCAGGGTCTGATGACGATTGCTGCTACGGCTGGCACGACGCAAGCCTACCGCGCCCGTAAAACCGGCAGCGGCACTTGGTCGCTTTACCGCATAGCCTAACATTAGGAGAAGGTAACATGGCTAACACTAAACCTGTTGGTGTTGCCTTCTCTGATCCTGAACTCGTAAGTGGCACAACCATTACGGGCGCAACGATCAGTGGAAGCACGCTCACCACTGCCACTGTTTCTGGCACATTTACATCGACGGCAGACGCGGCGATCTCTAATGCTAATGCTGGGGTTTATATTCTCAGCACAGCTATTACCGCCAACTCCACCACGACCAGCGCTCCTGTTGGATCACTTGGTATTACAACCAATGCGACCGGCAGAGGCAAACTGTTCTACGCAGACGGCACTAAATGGCAGTTTATGGCTATTTCGTAGTTTGACCTAATGAGCGGCCTACGGGCCGCTCTTTCCTTAGAAAGTAACAAATGGCTGTTATCTACTTGAGACATCCCGACCACGGGGTTAAAGTGGCTTGTATGGATTTAGAAGCCGACGCCGACGAAGAGAACGGCTGGGAGAGGTTCGACCCAGATGACGACATACAGTTGCTACGATCAGATAGTGGGCGCGTTGAGGCTCCTCGGAGTGTTAGCCGAAGGCGAAACGCCCTCGTCAGAGACAGCGAATGACGCACTATTTGCTCTTCAACAAATGATCGACAGTTGGGACACCGAACGGCTTTCGGTGTTCTCAACGCAGGATCAAGTGTTCAACTGGCCGTCAGGTGAGCGAAACCGCACGTTAGGGCCAACAGGCGACTTTGTGGGCGAGCGCCCCGTATTGCTGGACGACGCGACTTACTTCCGCGATCCACAGACTAACGTTTCTTACGGCATAAAATTTATTAACCAGCAACAGTATGACGGCATTGCGGTTAAGACTGTAACCTCTACTTACCCACAGGTCATATTCACCAATATGACTTATCCGAATATTGATATGGTCATCTACCCAGTGCCGTTGCGCTTGCTAGAGTGGCATTTCATTTCGGTAGATAAGCTCACACAGCCTGCGACGCTGGCAACGACGATCCTTTTCCCGCCAGGGTATCTGCGGGCGTTTCGGTATAATCTGGCTTGCGAACTGGCTCCTGAGTTTGGTGTCGAGCCATCAAACCAAGTGCAGCGAATTGCTATGTATAGCAAGCGCAATCTGAAGCGTATCAATAATCCTGACGACATCATGGCTCTGCCATACAGCATCGTCGGAACGAGACAGCGTTACAATATTTACGCGGGCAATTACTGATGGTCGCCACGCCTATCCTTGGCTCTAGTTATGTCACCCGCAGCCCTAATGCGGCTGACAACCGCATGGTCAACTTGTTTCCCGAAGTTGTGCCAGAAGGCGGTAAGCAGCCCGCATGGCTCCAACGCGCGCCAGGATTGCGTTTTCTTCAGACATTAGGCGCAGGGCCGGTTCGTGGGCTTTGGACGTTTAATGGCAAAGCTTTTGCTGTCTCAGGAACTACGCTTTACGAGATAGACACTGATTGGAACATAACATCGCGCGGCGCGATTGCTTCCGGCGATAACGTCAACATGACCGATAACGGCACGCAGATGTTTATTGCGACCGGCGCACATGGATATGTCTATGACAGCGTAACGCACGTCCTTACTGAACTTACGACTAACTTCTATGGCGCTGTTGGCTGCGGATATATTGACGGTTGGTTTGTGTTTAACCAACCAGATAGTCAAATATTTTGGGTTATGGATTCGACTGGTACGACGATTGATCCGTTGTATTTTGCCAGTGCAGAAGGCTCGCCTGACAACCTCGTCACGCTAATCGTAGACCACCGCGAAATCTGGCTGTTTGGAACTAACTCTGTAGAAGTCTGGTATGACGCCGGACTGCCTGACTTCCCGTTAGCGCGTATTCAAGGTGCGTTTAACGAAATTGGTTGTATAGCGGCTTATTCAGTCGCCAAGTTGGACAACGGCTTGTTTTGGCTCGGCGCTGACGCGCGCGGTAATGGCATCGTCTATCGGTCTAAAGGCTACTCCGGCGAGCGCGTATCAACGCATGCTGTCGAGTGGCAAATTCAGCAATATGCAACACTAGCCGACGCTGTTGGCTATACATATCAACAAGACGGCCATAGCTTTTACGTTCTTAACTTTCCTAACGCTAACACGACATGGGTCTATGACGTAGCAACGGGCGCATGGCATGAGCGCGCTGGTTGGGAGAATAACGAGTTTACCCGCACACGCGGTAATTGTCAGATGAACTTTAACAATGAAATCGTCATCGGCGACTACCGCACAGGTGAGATCTTTGCTTATGACCCGACGGTCTATACTGAGTCAGGCGCTGTTCAAAAATGGCTTCGCTCATGGCGTGCGCTGCCTACAGGTCAAAATGATCTTAACCGCACAGCGCAACACAGTCTTCAGCTAGACTGTCAGGCAGGTGTCGGTCTTCCAGGCTATAGCCAAGAGGACGTCAATGCTATTATTTACATTTATGATCGCGCTGGGAATTACATTCTTGACCGCGCTGGGTCTGCTCTGAAGATACGTGATTACGTTCAATACACGATTACCGTCGGCGCTGATCCGCAAGTCATGTTGCGCTGGTCTGACGATGGCGGGCATACGTGGTCGAATGAGCATTGGCGCTCTATGGGTAAAATAGGCCAGACTGGCTATCGCACGATTTGGCGACGGTTGGGCATGACCCAGAAACTGCGCGATAGAGTCTACGAAATCTCAGGCACGGATCCTGTTCAGATCGCCATCATGGGCGCTGAACTGCACGCGAGTCCGACAAATGCCTGACAATACAACCCAGATTCCCGCCGCCCGCGTCCCGATATGGGACACGGTAACGCTTTACGTTACGCGGCCTTGGTATCGTTTTTTCTATAACCTTTACGTTCTTCTCGGCAGCGGATCGTTACGATACGGCACTTTTTATGATACAACTGACCAGACCGCCGCTGCGACAAACACAGCATATGCGATAACATTTAATAACACAGATTTATCGGCTGGCGTTTATCTTGGCACGCCTACGTCTCGAATCTATGTAGACCGCCCAGGTGCGTATAATTTTCAATTTTCGTTACAGCTCATAACTACAAATGCCACAGATAAACAGGTTTATATATGGGCTAGAATTAACGGCACAAACGTCGCTAATTCAGCGTCTCAAATTACTATAGGCGGCGCTACAAATCATGCCTATATTGCCGCGTGGAATTTTGTGCTAAAGATGAACACTGGCGATTATTTTGAGCTGATGTGGGCGACGGATAACACAAACATGCGAATTGACGCCCAAACGGCTACTGCTTTTTGCCCTGCTATTCCTTCGGTTATTATGACCGTCTCTTGTAATATAGGTGAATAATGGCTGTTGTTACGCCCACCGCTAAAGCCCAATTTATAGACGCCGCTGGTGTCCCGCTCGCAGGCGGGTTTCTTTATACCTACGCCGCTGGCACGACCACGCCGCAGGCTACCTACACGGATTCAACCAGTTCAACGGCTAATAGTAACCCTATTGTGCTAGACTCGCGCGGCGAAGCTAATATTTGGCTGTCGTCATCAGAGTATAAATTTAAACTCTGCGACTCTACCAATACTGAAATCTGGACGGTCGATAACATCGCTGCACCTTCCACGGCGCTGTCACCTGTCTTTACCAGTAACGTCACCATTTCAGCCAATACGTCCGGCCCTGCGCTTCTTGTTACGCAGACAGGTGCAGGCGCGGCTATTCGCGTGCAAGACAGCGCCGATCCAGACGCATCGCCATTTGTCGTTGACACATCGGGTCAAGTAGGTATCGGAACCGCCACACCTAACAACGCTCTTGATATAGC